ATCAGATCGCGTAAGTTTTCAACCGAATAGGTGCGCAGGTACGCGCGATAGACGAGCTGGCCGGCGCCGTTGGTCACGGAATCGAAAGCAACAAGACGATCCCAGAGGCGCTCGAGCACGCTCTGGCCCCACCAGTTTTCGGTGATCTTCTGCCAGTACGGCAGCTCCTGGCCTTCGAGACGGATCACGCGCGAGTAGTGGATCTTGATGCGCGGCACGCCGCCATTGGTGCCGACGACCGTGTCGTAGAACTTGGGCTTGCCGTAGGCCGGGCCCATCTCCGTGACCAGATCCTGCAGCGACGGCCATATCAGCCATCGATCCATCGCCATGAGACCCTTGAACTGGCCTTCCTTGATGCTCTCCAGATTCAGCGGTGTCGTCGGATCCTGGCCATCGATCATCATGTAGGCGATCGAGCCGCCGTAGAGCCGCGACCATTTGATCGCCTGACACAACTGCTTCCAGATCTGGAGCCGCGACATTTCCTTTTCGAGCTTCTGGAGATCTTCGGGCTTATCGTCCGAATGAATCTTGACGCCTTCGCGCGTCATGTCCTCGGCAACGGAATCGACTGCCTTGCCGGCGATCCAGGAGCCGCGGTAACACCACTCGAGCTGCGTGCGATTGCGCGAGACCGGATTGAAGCCGTAGCGGGAACCATCCTGCAGGTTGCCGGTGCCGCGGCCGGTCGCCGCCATGAAATTCTGGTAGGAATCGATCGTCATGCCGCCTGGCGTGCCAGGTGCCGGCGTCACCGACTCGATCGACAATTTGACACGGGGCTTACTCATTAGCCGGTGCCCAACTTAAGCCATGTGTCGAGCGCCGAGGCAGCTGGCTGATAGCAGATCATCACCGCATCAGCAAGGTTCGGCGATCGGGCGCCGTTGGGCATTTTGTCGACCAAAATCTTGCCCACCATGTTGATTGAGTAAGTGGGTTGCGAGAGCTCCAGTGAAAGTGCCACGAGCTCGGGCAACTGCGGATCTATCGAAATGATCTTCGTCGGATCAAATTCCATCTTCTCGACCACGGCGCGGTGAGTGTTCTGGAAGAGCAGCCTCAGCCACCACCAGGCCTGCGCCTTGGCATTGGCGAAGTAATCCTTGTTTTTACGCTTCTTCACCATCTCGCCATCCGGATCCCAGACTTCGCCGGAACCACGGAACGGGTTGTCGCGGATCTCGGTCTGAACGCGTTCGCGCCGCATCTCATTGATGGTGCGCGCATCACCGCGCACGCCGGCGCCGAGTCCATCGGCGTCGTAGTAGAACGACTCGTAGCCGCGCTCGGTGCAAATATCGAAGACTGTGGCAACCGAGCGATAGATGTCGCCACCCTTGCCGCTCCATGAGCGCAAGTACTCGAGCAGGAAGCCGTGCTTACCGGCGAAGGCGTTCTTATCGAATCCCTCATCGGCCACATCGAAGCCACCGCGGCGATCGCCTGTTGGCTCTATGCCGAGTTTCTGGTGCGCGCCGATCTCCGCCTGCACCCAGGCGGACGGGATGATGATCCCCTCGGCCGAGGCCGAGTAGTTGATATCCAGTTCCTGGGCGACGACGATCGGATTGTTGATTTCCTCAACCTGCCGATCGTACCAGGCCTGGTCCTTCCGGGGATCATCGCGCCAGTGAAACGTGAACACCTTGCGCTTGCCGCTGTGCCGCTGGATCGCGAAGGAATTGGCCATTCCGTTCGGCGTGCTGATGTCCTGGCGACAATTCGTCGTCTGCGACAGCGCGGCGTCAACGAGCTCGGGATGCTCGAGGAAGGCTGCCTCATCGATGAAGTAGAAGCTGGTGCGATCTCCGCGGCCGATGCTGTCACCGGCCTCGCCAGTCATGACGGACTTAGTCTCCGGGAACATGATGCGCATGTGCGGTGCATGCTGCTCGCGGATCCAGCCGCCACGAAACTCGATCGGTAGTAGCTGCACGAACGTGCGCGCCTTCTCGAAGAGCGATTTCGGATTGCCGATCTTGTCGACATATTCCTCTTTGCGCGAGCCGAAGCCAGCGACCACGCCTTCGTTGAGCAAGCAGATGCTCGCAGCCGTGGCCACGCTGAGCCAGCTCACCCCGCTCTCCCGCGATTTTTCGGTGAGACCGCGCTCGCGATTGCGCCAGCGCTCAAAAAACCATTCGACCCATTCCTGCTGCTTCGGAAACAGGATGAAGGGAATCAGCGTCGGGACATCGCGCTCTACATTGCGCGGATCGAAAGTCATACCCCAGTCGGTGATGAACTGCGCTATGTGATCGCGATAGTAGTCCTTGAGCTTCCCGAGCCGGTGAGGCGCTGCGCGGAGGCGCTGCAGCCGTTCAGCCCGCGCGGCGAAGATTTCCGCGTAGGCAGGATTTCGCCAGTCCAGCCGCTCTTCGGGGCGCAGCTGGACGACGGCATTCATGACTCTGCGTCATTCGCCCGTGAGCATTTTGAGGTACGCCCTGGCGGCGTCCATCTCAGTGGCATCGTGCGAAATCAGTGCTGCCGCGGCGACAGGAATCGGGCCGCCGTTGGGACCTGAGTGCTCGCGACGTTCGGCAAATGGGATCTTGGCGTAAAGGCCAAGCAGCTTCAGCGCATCGATCTTCGCACCGGCCGAAGGCCCGCGCGGTTTGAGCGTGGTGGTAACTATCTCCTCATCGCCCTTGCGTGATGCGCGACGCTCGACATCGAATCCGCCGATCGCAGAGGCACCGCGTTTGGGCCATTGCCTCATCGGCAGCAGATCACCATTGGCATCCAGCAAGTCCTGCGGGTTAAAAAACGCGACCGCGGCGAGCTCGAGCAAGATGCGCTCGGGCCGAATGCCGGCCTGGCGCAGCAGATCCTCCCAGCGCTCCTCAATGGCGAGCTTCACCTCGGGGCGCGCCAGAATCTTCGCAGCGGCGACGTCTGGTCGTTTGTGCTCCACCCCCAGCTGCCGGATAGCCTCCGATCCGTTGCAACCGCACTCGATATATTTCTCGATGAAGAGCCGGTGCCGGGGCCGAAGCTTGAGATAGGTTTTCATGGCGTCAAAAAGCAAAAGGCCCGCGGGTTAGGCGGGCCTTCGATATTGAATTCGGTGGTTCCTGATTTTGGCCTAGCGCATATAAGTCCCTGAATTCGTTGGATGGGGCGCTGGTGCTAGAGACACTTCGGCGGCCAACTGTCTCGTAATTCAAATTTATTGTCAACTTCCGCCTACACCTCATGCCTCCTCCATCTGCTGGCGGAGCCTTGGCTGGATGGCGCGCGCGGCCTCGGTATACCAGTCTTGCCAGACCAGCTGCAGCGTCAGAAAACGCATCGACATCGACTTGTCCCAGACCTTTTGCGGGATGCGCAGGTAAATTGCATACAGCTCCGGGCAGATCACGAACAGATTCGGTGTGGCGTCCTGATCAAGCACGAGTTTGGACAAGTGTCGGAGATATGGGCTCTTCTCTTCGTGAATATCCTCGACGGTCCACGGCCAGTCGTGCTGCCCACGCAAAAGAATGGCCTGCTGAAAAAGCTCGCCACGAAGCCATTTGTAGTAGGTACGATCGCCAGCGAAAGCGAATAGTGCGGCACGGAAGTACTGATCCGATAATCCGTGTGCCGCATGTCCGATCTCGGCAATGGTCCATTCCGGGCGCACCGAGGTCTGCGTCTCCTTGCCGCGCGCGCGCGATGCCGGCGGTTCGACAAGCACCGGTGCCGTGCGGCCGCCGGCGAAGCGCTTCATCTTCACGTCGCGCGCCGCCCGCATGATCTCGGGATTCTTCGAATTGGTCGAACGGGCCACACGCATCAGATCGATTCCGTGCGCTGCGGCCAGCGATATGAGCTCTTCTGCCTGCATCAGTTCACTCCCATGATTACTCGTCCCGGCCCATAAGGACGCGCGCTGCTTCGAGGGCATCGCCTCTGATTTCGTGGATGACGCAGACGCCGTGGGCAAACTTCCACTTGCGCGGGCCTTGATAGTTCTCGAGCGAATGGATCGGATAGACCTGTGCCTGGGGCGCACCATGCATCCAGCGCACGAGCCAGGCGATGGGTTGGCCTGGTAGTAGCACGCGCATCAGCACGGCGGCGTCCATCCGCGCGCAATAAGGGTCTTCTGAAGCAGCACAATCGCATCGCCTTTCTCCACCTGGTCGGTTGTTACCGGCAGCACGAACCAGCCAAGTAACACCGCGTGCTGCTGCTTCTCGATGTCGCGTTCGATGTTGAGCGGATGGCTGTGTGCACC